TCGGGCATTTTTTATGCCTATACATAAGCCTTACGGCTGTCGTATCTATGTAACTTTTAGGCTCAACGGAGCTAACTGTTATGAGTGTTGGCGCACGGATATGACAGCCGTTTTTCTGTCTATAACGCCAACACTCATAACAATGAAAGAAAACTTTTTAACGCGCCTGTTCAACGGCGATGACGCGCCCACGGCGGTGCGAAAATCAAAAACACCCTCCGATGCGGCATACGCCGCGTCAATCCTCATGCTCACAGAGCTAATCAAGGCGCAACTCTTGTCGAAAGAACACGATGGCAAGACGCAAATCGCCCAACGGTTGCGCAATGTCGGGCTTACCAACGCTTTCGTCACTCGTGAACAGCGCGAGTTTGAAAGAAATGTTGAATTACTTTCTTTTATGCTCCAAATGTGGCGCGACCTCGGCACGCACGCCATCCTCGTGTCGCCCCAGCACTTCTATGAAATTCTGAGCCGCCATGATATGATGTGCGGAGGTCTGCCAAACTATGTGGGCGATGTGCCAACGGAAAAGATTCCCGAGGTGGAGAGGGCTATCGCACAGGCAGAGGATGAGAGATACTTTAACCAAATGTATTTCATAGAACACATCCGTATCTACGGCGTAGAGGACTTAATCGCTTTTCTGCGCTTCCCGTTCTCACCATTCGATGTGGGTCATGCTTCAAAATTCACTGGCAAAAGTATTGGTTGGAATGTATGGCTAAACAATGGTAAACATCCATCATGGAATTTTGACATACACGACAGGGATATGGGCCGCGTATTCATCGCTGCCCCCAAAGAGTATATGCAAAAGATGCGAGCCAATGATGTGGATTTCGGTGATTGGGAACTTGACAACGCACTTCACAAGTACACAAATGCGAAGACGCAAACCAAGCCTCTGCTCCATGACGACGACCCGTTTGTATGCTCATGCTGCAAGCACGGCGTAATCATCCATTCGATGTGGGGCGCGGAAGCAGAGGACGCGACAATCAAGCGTTACGAGCAGCTGCGCGACACAATCCTCGGGAACGCTACCCCGATGCTGCCAAATCACAATCCGCTTATGCTGAAAGGAGGTGCGCTATGACCACGCAGCGTGACGACACAAAGGTACTCATCGACAAGTGGAGGCTGGACAACATCATCGAAATGGCGCGTGAAGTACTAGAAAGCACAGGTAAGGTGGTAAGCTCCACTATCACAGCCGCCGACGTGACCGCCGACACCGACCCGGAATTGGAGACAGTTCACGACTTCGCCGTCAAAGATGCAGCGCGGAGCTACAATGGCGTGATGCAACTAATCGAGCAGATGAAGCTCGACATCAAGAGCGGAAAGGAGGTAGCGGTATGAACGACGCCTATATCCCTCCTACGCTGAGCGAGGACATCCGCACGGCCATAATCGGGCTTGACGGCTTGCGCAATAGCGGCCATGACCGCGACGCAATCGTGTGGGCGCAGTACGTGCTGACGGCGTGTGCCAGGCTGATTGACGCTGACAAGCCGCCCGAAGCGATGCGTCATAAATTATGGGCATAAGCTGCTCATGATAAGAAAATTTTTGCTAACTTTGCAGACACAGAGCCAAGAGCCGCATACGAAGACCGTGTGCGGCTTTTGTGTCAGATATTAACGTCGAGCCAGAGCCTCAGAGCCGTATCGCCCCGAAAGGGCGGTCGGCTCTTTTTTTGATTTAAACCCATGGCAGACAATTTAAGATTTCCGATAGAGTTCGACCTGAAGTCGGCGGTAGACAAGGCAGCGTCCGAGTGGGACAGCAAATACGCGAACCAGTTGGAGAAAGCGATACAGAGACGCGCATTGGAGGTAAAGCTCAAGGTAAACGCATCCAGTCTGAACAGTCTTGATGCGGTCAAAGAACGATTGGCCAAATTGAAGATCGAGCCGATAACGCCGGAGACGAAAGCGGCGATAAAAGAGCTTGCGGCGGAGCTTCAAGCGCTCGCGCGAGCACTTGAAGCCGTAAAGAAATACTCCGCGAGGGTTGGCGGTACTCCTGAGGCCGTCAGGAACTCGAAGATAGCACTTAACGAGCAGAAACGGGCAGTGGAATTAGAGAAAGCCCGAAGGCATGCGGCAAAGGCGGCACTTGACGAGGAAAAGTTGCGACAGGCGAGAGAGAGATCGGCTGCAGCTGCGTTGCGAAGTGCCGGGGCGACACGAAGTGCCAACAAGGAATATCAGAACCAGTCGTCTTATCTTGAAAGGCTTACGCAAAGGATGGCGGCGTACTGGAGCGTGCATCAGGTAGGGAATTTCATCACGAACGTAAGGAGGGTTACGGCGGAGTTCGAGCTGCAACGCATATCTCTTGGCGCGATAATACAGAGCCAGGATAAAGCCAATCTTCTGTTTAGTGAAATTAAATCGTTTGCATTGACTTCGCCCGTAAGTATCCTCGACCTGACGAAATACACCAAACAACTCGCGGCTTACAAGATTGGCTATAATGAGTTGTTTGAAACAACTAAGAGACTTACGGATGTATCTGTCGGCCTCGGTGTTAGCATGGACCGAATAGTGTTGCTGTATGGTCAGATACGCGCCACGGGCTACCTCCGTGCAAGTGAGGTCAGGCAGGCGACAGAGGCGGGCATTCCTCTTGTAGAGGAGCTTGCCAAAAAACTGACTGACATGAATGGAGAACTTGTTCGCGCTGCTGATGTGATGGATATGATTTCCAAGCGCGAGATTGGCTTTGACCTCGTAAAAGAAGTGTTCGAGGATATGACCGACAAGGGTGGCGCGTTCTACAACATGCAGATTAAACAGGGCAACACGCTGTATGGCATGTGGGCGAAGCTCGGCGATGCGGCGAGTGTGATGTACGACCAGATAGGCAATACTGACAGCGTGAATGCCGGTATGAAATGGCTGATAGAATCGCTGACGGATTTGATGCGTAATTGGCGTACATGGGGAAATATGCTAAAGTGGGTCGGGGGTATTTATCTTATCGTTGCGAGCAGCATGAAGATTGCTCGATGGGCTTCATTTGCGCTGACAGAAGCGGGTAAAAAGCAGATTGCGACTACCGAGGCCAATGTAGTGGCACAACAGAAAAACGTCATGGCCACGAGAGAAGCCGGATTTCTGACGAAATGGTCAGCACGCATCTCTCTGATGCACGCTCATGCCCAACGGCAAGCGGCTATGGCCACAAATGTATTCATTAAGTCTTGGTATTCGCTAAAGGCTGCTTTTTTGTCGAATCCATTAGGATGGGTGATAACGGCTGTTACAACTTTAACCGCATTATTATATGATGCAGACGACTCGGCCAAGCAGTTTGCATCGCGCATGGGTGAGATAAATGAGAAGTTTAGAATTAACCAAGCCCGCGACGCTCAAAACTTTACCAAACTCGCAAATATCGCCACTAATGAAAACAACGAGGGTACGACCAAACAAAAAGAGACATTGGAGGAACTGGAGCGTACGTATGGCGAAGCCCTCGGACAGGAGAATCTGCAGATTGAGGCTTTAAAGTCTATGAACGGCGAATATTCAAAAGCTATTGCTCTCATTGAGGAATATAATACCAAAATGAAATATACGGAGCGAGAAGGCGCAATAAAGGAATTTTACGGGCAGAGGAAGAAAGACGCATTTGCAGACCTTGAGGATGAATTGGCTACTATTGGCTTCGGAGCGGAAGAACTCGGCCATTCGGAAGCACAGAAAATTCTATTCGATATACAATCCTCTATGCTCGACGCGCTCGAAGAAGGCAAGGATATAAGTGCCGATATGTTCAAGGAAGAATTTGTCAAACAAGCCAAAGAGGTGTTCAAGGCAAAAGGCAAATCTGACAGTAAGGCGGAAGAATGGGCTACCGTTATCTACGCTCGAGCATCCGGCGAGGTGGAAGATTGGGTTGCCTCGATTAAAGATGAACGCCGAGAACTTGACGAGAACAATAAAAAACGCGATGAAGATATTGCCAAACTCAATCAATACGCTGGCGCAGTAAAAGAAACTACTGAGGCTCTTAAACAAAATCAAGACTCGCTAAAAAGCCCTGCCGTTGCAGAATATAATGCCCTTATTCATAAGCAGGTGGATGCTGTAAAGGCCAAGGTAGAGGAAATCTCCAGGATAAAAGTTAAATCAAACCTTGCCCCTGAGGTGGTCGCGGAGATTGATGAAATCATAAAAAAAACCGACGATCCCCAATTAAAAGCCGCGCTCGCCACACTTCGCGATGCACTTAGAGATGCTGTGCCAACAGATGACACAGTCGTGGTGTGGCGCGAGCAGTTCACCAAATCGTTTGAAGCGTTTGTGAAGCAAACTCCTGCGCTCAAGAACTCAGCCAAGAAACTGAATCAGTATATGATGAAGAATGGCGAAACTCTTACTGAGTATGGCAAGAGGATTAAAGGCGTATGCGACTCGCTCAAAGAGAAGATAAAAGAATTAAAGAAAACTATTGCTGTAACTACCAGTGTAGGAATTGCGGCCAAACTAATGCAGGAACTAAAAAACAACGAAGCCCTACTCAAATTTCTTGAGCAATTTGCATCTCCATCCACATCAAGTGGCAGGAGCAAGTCCGACTCGCGCTTGCAGACGTTGCAGGAGATTGCCAACAAGATGGCGGAAGTCAATAAGGAATATGACGAACTACTGAAAAAGGAGGGGCAGACCAAGGCGTTGGCCGACACACAGAAATTGTTCGCAGCATCATTCAGGCAGATGCAGGATGTAGCGAGGGAATACAAGTTCAAGCTCCCGGCATTTGAAGTTCCCAAGACTATTGAGGATGTGCAAAAGTGGTATATGGCCATCCAAAATGAAATTAAGCGACTTGATTTGAAGAATGCTGACAAAGTGCTTATCGAGCTTGGCTTCAAATCGGATAAAGCCGCTATCGACAAAACCCAGAAGGACATCGAGGCGCAGATCAAGGAACTTGCCGACCGTATATCGCGGACGAAGACCGCGAAAGAGTTCTACGATAAAATACTTGGAATGACAGGGGACGTGGAGCTTGCGGCGAAAGTGAGCGTGGCGATATATGGCGATGACGGTTTTGATTTGCAGAAGCGTCTCTCGGAGCAGATACGCGGATATTTCCAGAACGAAAGGATTAACGTAGAGATACCGGTAGATGTGATCGGGGATAACGATTATATTAATTACAAGCGTCTTGGAGAGTTCGCCAATGCGATGAAGGAGCAACTTGGCGAAGAGCCGTACAAGGCTGTAAAGAAGATAGCCGAGGACGGGCAGAAAGACATTGCAAAGACGTGGGAAAGCTACTTCAAGGATATAGAAAAAGCCGAGAGCTACGCTTCCAAGCGCGTGGAGCTGGCTCAGACCACGGCAGACAAGATAGCAAAGATCAGGGCAGATATGGCGGCCAATCCAGAACTGAGAAAGAGCGGTGAGGGACTGATAGCCGGGCTGATGGAAAAAGAGATGAAAGAAGCGGCGAAACTTGAGTGGAACGCATTCAAGGGGACACCGCTGTACGTGCAGATGTTCGAGGACCTGGAACAGGCCTCGACAAGTACACTTGAGATGATGAAATCACGGCTGGAGGGGATGAGCCACATCTGGGGGAGCGCACTCGACCCAACACAGCTCAAGGAGATACAGGGGCGGATAAACGAGATAACAGAGCAACTGAGGGAGCGGAATCCGTGGAAAGTGCTGAAAGAAGCGTATGCGCAATACAAGGAAGCCACCGACAACGTGACGATGACGGGGGCCGTCAAAAATGTGGGCGAGGCGAGCAAAAACTTTCACGAAGCCTCGGGAACCTACGGAGCCGACTCCATTCAGGCGAAAGCTGCCGAGCAGGAACTGAAAGCGAGGAAGAAGATAGTAGAGATCGTGCGTGAGATAACCGCCGAGCAAGGCAAGCAGGTAAAGGGGCAGAAAGCTCTGGCACTCGCGCAGCAGAAAGCCTTTGACAAAGAGAGCGCGGCGCGCACGGAACTGGAGATAGCCAACGCAAAACTCACGGCGGTGATAAAAGATGCGAAAGAGCGGGGAGTCAACCCGGCGACCGACCCTGGAGTGATAGCGGCGCAGGAGCGCGTAAAAGCAGCCGAGGCAGAATTAGAACTGACCGAGAAAGTAAGTGACATACTTGTCGAGAACGCGAAAAAGAGCAAGACGCTGAAAGAGTCGTTCGCATCGGCGGCACAGACCGTGACGATGGGGATGCAAGCCGCATCAGACATTGCCAAAGCCGTGGCCGACACGATGGAGGCATTGGGGTCTGACGAGATAGACGTGCAGTTCTGGAACGACATATCGGAAGCGCTGGGCGACCTGACAGCCGGATTCCAGGGGATAATAGACTCCGTGCTGGCATTGAACGTAGGCGGCATAATATCGAATGCCATCGGGGTGATACCCAATATGGTAAAAGGATTCGTGGGGCTTTTCTCGGCGGGGAAGGTGCGCAAGGCCAACAAGGAGATAAGGCGGCAGCAGGAGCTGCTGGAACGGCTCGAATACACCTACTCCCGGCTTGAAAAAGCTGCGGAGAAAGCGTTCGGCGGCGACTACATAGCGAACTTCAAGCGGCAGCAGAAGGTGCTTGAGGCTCAGGCGAGGGCGTATCAGGCTCAGGCGGCGGCGGAGCGGAGCAAGGGCAAGGCCGCCGACAAGGACAAAATAAAGGAGTATGAGAACGCCTACCGCGACACTATGGATGAGATTGCCGACATGCAGGGGCAGATAGCGGCTCAGATGCTGGGGTCTGACCTGACGAGTGCAGCACGAGACTTCGCCAAGGCGTGGATAGACGCATACAAGGAGTTCGGCAACACGACGGACGCGATGAGCGAGAAGTTCCACGAGATGATAGAGAACATGGTGGTGGAAGGCGCGATGTCCAAAGTGATGGAGCGTGCGCTGAGGCCGATGTTCGATATGATAGACAATATGGAAGATACCGACTTCTACTCTGAATCATTCTGGAGAAACGTTGTGGCGACAGCCGAGCAAGGCGCGAAAGATGCGGACTACGGAGCGCAGACGATGATGAAGTTCCTTGAGCAAGCCGGGATTTCGATGCGCGAACTGGGCGGCGACTACACGGGGATGGCAAAAGAAGTGGCATCGGCGAGCAGCGAAGAGATTAACGCGGCGACAGCTGCACTGAACACGCAAAATTACTATGTGAGCCACCTGCCGACGATAGGAGCGGATGTGGCCGCGATAAGGATGATGATGGAAGCCGGGAGCGGAGCTTCATTGAACGCGGCGGCTGGTACGGGAATAGACCGCGAGACGTGGCAGCGCGAGGCGTTTGACAGGTTCGCGGCAATGGAGCGGTATATGGCGGAGACCGTGAATGAGTGCAAACGGATAGCGAGCGAGTGCCGGGAGCAGACGGCGACGATAAAGAAAGTGATTTCGCACAGAGGTAGCGGACCGAGTGCGTTTCAGCTCAATGTCAGGATGTAGGATTTGCGTGAATGAAAAAAAAACAGTAAATTTGCTTGTTCATAATAAACATATTAAAAGAGCCGAGAGCCGATTTACCCCACACGAATACATAGGGGTGATCGGCTTTCGGTTTTATCATGGCTTTTAGAATGAGAAAGATAAACTACAAGAGCGATTTTGATTTCATCCTGCGGCTGCGGACAAGCACGGGGGATGAGATCGGGTGGCCCGATTACGACTGGACGGCCAGGATATGGACAACGCTGAAAGTAAATGCCTTTGTAGCGTCGTGTATAGGCGGTGTGTGCAGGAACTGTTACAATGACGGGGGGAAGATACATATAGTGGCGAACAGCCACGGACTGTCGGCCGGGAGACTCAATATCGAGTTCACTGCCGAGCTGCCGAACGAGATTTATCCCGATGCGTCGCTGCGCAACGTGGTGCCCGAGCCGCTCGACATAGAGCTCATACGCGCGGCTGCGCCCTGCCCTGAGAGTATGGAGATAGAGATGATGCTGCCGTATATCAGGGGGGAACGGGGCATTGGAGCCAATGTGACAGGGCATATAGAGATAGAAACGAATGCCGGAGTATATCGGATACCGGTCGTCATGGAGCGTGTTGAGTTTGTAGCGCCCGATGACGGATACGGCTATTATTACGGCAGTTATGATACGGAAGACTTTAACATAGGAGAGTGGGACTTATGAGATTAGTGCATTCATTCAATACCCGCCCAATGGCCATAAACTGTTATGATGTCGGCGGGTTGCGCCGTCTGCTGGGGAGCGTATGGTACTTCGCGCTGTCTGTGGCGTACGTCAAACGTGCCGGCCATGACATCGTGCTTCATACCGATGCTCTCGGCAAGGCACTGCTGGGCCATATTCCATACGACGGGATTTATCTGACTCTTGACGAAATGCCGGAAGATCTGCATCCGCGCTTCTGGGCAGCGGGGAAGATGTGGGCGTTGGATGCAGAGGGAACCGGGGCTGTGCATATAGACGGCGATGTGTTCATAAAGCGGAAAGAGCTTGCCGACGATATGGAGGGAAGCGAGTGGGACTTTATCGCGCAGCATTTTGAGAGTTCGGAATGGTACGAAAAAGAGAACATACTGTTTGACCGCGCTCCGGAGGTCTGCGCCGCATACGGACTTGACACTCATCGCCACGGGGCGTTCAACACCGGAGTGCTGGGATTCAGGAACGATGCGCTTATGAACGAGTTCATACATGGTTACAAGCAAATGGCTCTCTATTTCAGCCGGGTGCATGGAGGGATTCTTGATACGGAAAATTTTCTGACACCGGATGTAATGCTGGAGCAACGGTACACGTATCAGCTTTGCAAAAGACACGGCAGCAAAGTAAGACTGGTGCTTCCGGGCGAAAGCGACCATAGCGGTAAGGCCACGGCCATTGGTTATCAGCATGTGGTGACATCGCGTAAATTTGAACAGCTTGACAAATGCCGCCGAACGCTTGAGACTGTCTCACCTGATATTTACAAAAAAACATTGAGATTATGTCGGAATATATAAAAAAGATAATGCTTCCCTGTGCTGACGGCAGCACGCGGGAAATTGACGCGCAGGATGAAAGGCGAATGAGTGCCGTCGAGGCGCGGATAAGTGAAGCCGTGGCGCGTGTGGCCTGGCTTGAGAATGAACGGCAAGAAGCTGTCGCTGACAAATACTTCCAGATGTGGCTGGCGGTAAGGGGGACAAATAATGTGATTGTAAAGGTAAGAGCTGGTGGAAAGGTAACATATTGCTTTGATGGATTATACCATGATGTTGGATATCATCATTATGTTCCTGATAATCCTGTTGTAAAATACGCTCACCCTCTTTTTGATACATATATTCACATAGAAGTTCCAAATAAAGAGAATGCTCTAAAGGGCAAATGGTTGCTTGGGCTGGGAGGTAGTTATATGTGGGACACGAACAACGAAGATGTTGTGGAGCTGTGCGCTATTGATATAAATGAAACTGATGAGACCGACATCAGGATAAGATCAGCGGACTTCCCATTTCCGAATTTGTATTATATGGGTTGGGATTTGTCAAACTGCAGTGAAATAAACACTGGTTTTATAAATTCAGGAATCCAAGGAATCATAGATCTCCGTAATTGGGACATGACGAATTGCACAAGATTATCACAATTTCCCCAACAATGCACAAAAATATTATTCCCTTTTGGACGATTAACCGATCCGGAGCAAAAAAGAATTTATTTAAATGGTATTTTCAATGAGAACATGATAGATGGTTGTACAGAGCCCAGCATAGAGGATTGGTATGCTCCTAATGTACTGAGTTATATGATGTTCAACAGGTATGGTGGGAAAAGGTTAAATCTATCTAAATGGATAACCGGCTCCATCACAAATCGGTCAACGTTAGAAATATTCTCATATTGTCCTAATCTTGAATGGGTAGATATTTCAAATTTTGACACAGGTGGAATCATTCATGCAGAAGTGGATTATCCGAGTTCGACGGGTTATGACTACAGCGTAGTAGTACGAGCTTGCCCTGAGCTAAGATGGATTGAATTAGGGCCGGCCTACTTTAAATATAATCGAATTTCATTTTGGTTTGCTCCTGCATTGGGGTTTAACAAAGATGGCTCAGACAACGGATGGCTGCAACATCTCGTAACGGTATTGCCTACTATACGGAAAAAAGACAAATTTACCGAACTATTGGAAAATGAGGAAGGAATATGGTATCTAAATGATGGTAAAAGAAGATTGATAAGACCGTATACAACATTAAAAAATGCCACGTGGGCGCAGCCTCTGATAGCAGAAATGCAAGCAAAGGGGTGGACGATAGTGTAGGAATAGAATAATGAAAACCGGCAGGTGGCGTAGCGATAAAACGACAAACCGACGTCAAGATTACAAGAAACTAAGAATAAAAATAAAGATACGATGCAGACAATTATCAATCCCATTTTGGTGGCCGACGAGGGCAAGATGCTCTTCAACGGCCAAACGTACAGCGAGAGAGTATACGTGGGCGCGGCTGACAGTGTGGAGAACTGGCAGGAAGTGCCTTACGAACAGTACGAGCAGTGGCTCGCGGAGCAAGAGAAACTGAGAACGGAATACCAGAAAATGAAAAGTGAGAAGTCGGAAAACGATTTATAACAATGAAGATTTCAGAACTTAATACCGGCGCATTCTCGGGGGATATGTATTTCCCTGTTGCGAAAGGAGGTGCGAATTATAAGGTTGCCGGGGAAGACTTGCGCAATCTGTTTGTAATAATCAACGGTCGGTCGCTGGTTTTGGCCGCTCCGCTTTCTGTCGGCAACTGGGGGGCGGAGTGGAAATATCTGGGTGTAAGGGTTGACCACCTTATGACAGACAAAATCCATATTGACTTCACGGTCGAAGTGAATACGGCATTCGGAACGTTCACGCATCGGAAAACCGACATCTGCCTGGTTATGCAAGACGGAAATTATAGTCTTTATCAATATGGGGATGGAGAAATCCAGGCCGAAGCGTTATACCGGGGAGACGACAATGCCGTCTGGCTTGTAATGTCAGTGTCAGGGTATCAGGCTCTCGCTACTGCCTGTGTCAGCAACCTCAGGGCTTATAACATGGGCGATTGGAAGAATGAAGCAACGCGTTTTGATAATTATAAGTTGCGCACATTTGCCGAGCTGCCGGGAATAGAACTGTAAAAATATCATAAAGATACAGATATGTCGTATTTCACCATTGAGGAACTGACCCGTTCCGCCACGGCAAAGGCACGTGGCATAGACAACACGCCCGACGCAGTAAGCGTGAAGAATCTGCATTTGTTGATTGCCAATGTGCTTGACCCGCTCCGCGAAGCATGGGGCAGGCCGCTGACAGTCAACAGCGGCTACCGCTCCCCGGCACTGAACAAGGCTGTTGGGGGCGTATCCACCTCGCAGCACACCAAAGGACAGGCCGCCGACATAACCGCCGGGACAATGGCCGACAACTTGCGCCTGGCACGACTGGTCCGCAGCCTGAAGCTGCCGTTCGACCAGCTCATCATAGAACGCGGAGGGCAGTGGCTGCACATCTCGCATAAGAGCAGCGGCAACAGGGGGCAGGTGCTGAATCTTTGAAGGATTAAAAATTAAGATTTAAGAATTAAGAAGTGAGACACATTGCCATTCTTTTTCTTTTGGTGCTGACGGCGGGCTGCGCGGCGACGCGGACGGAGCTGGTGGAGGTGCCCACGCCGGTGGTTATCCGCGACACTGTGAACCACACCATCGACCGACTCGACTCCGTCATCATCCGCGAATACACGGAGGGGCGTGGCGACACGGTGCATCATTACCACACCACCTATCGTGAGCGGAACACGCGGGACACGCTGCTGATAACGCGCACAGACACGGTGACGCTGCGTGTTCCGCACTTCATAACTCGCGAAACAGAGGCGAAGCGAGCGTGGTGGGAGCGGCCACTGCAATACCTCGGTGCGCTGACGCTGCTCGCAGCCGGCGTTTTCGCGATAGCGAAATCAAGAATCAGGAATTGAGAATTAAGAATCAAGAATTATGGAAGAAATAAAAGGGATGCTGATGACGGAGGCGAAGGCGCAAGGGATATGTGCCGGAGGATATGAGGACATGCGCAACCGCGACATTGACGGACTGGTGGATTATTACCTTGCGAATCCTGACTGGTGCATGGAACGGGGGTACCCGACTCTGGAAGTGCTGAGAGAACACTTTTCACACATAGAAGACAAAGGCGTGTTTGTGGATAAGACATTCACCGGAGAATTGCTTGACGAAAAACAGGTCTACATATTCCACAATTGCAAGGGAACTGTCAAGGTAGGTCTTAATATGGAGAATGGCATAATCCCCATGCTTTATGTCGGGAATAAATGCCGTCTTCGCATAATCGGGACAGGGACTACCATTCCGGTAAGGCGCAGCGAAGTTCCCGTGTATATTTTCGGGAAGAACGATGTGTCGGCAAACGACAACAGATATGTTAAATTCATCCGCTATAAATCTGATTTGATATGAATTGGGATACTTTTATAGCGATAGGGTCACTTCTCGGCGGCTGGGAAGCGATAAAGTACTTCATCAACCGCAAGAGCAACAAGCGTATGAACGAATCGGAGGCCGACAAGAAAGAGATTGAAGCCGATGCCGATGAGTTCCATCTATATAAAGAGCGCATAGAAGAGTTAAGGACGACAAACGCGGAAGTCAACAAGCAGAACTACGAGTTGATAAAGAGCGGAGCTAAAAAGGATGAGATTATCGAGGCGAAGAATGTCGAGATACAAGGGTTGCAGGAATTGCGTATCGATGACACGAAGCGCATAAGTGAACTTGAGAAGCAAGTCCAGTTTTACAAGAGCTGGCATTGCCAGAGGGAGTACGGCAGGGGCAAGGAATGCTGTACCCGTCGTAAGCCCGCGCAGAATCCACCGTTAAAATACGAACCGATAGAAAATGATTAAGTCACTGATACAGATAGAGGGCGAAGCAATATGTGACTTCCAAGACAAGTTCGGGTTTATTTACAAAAACGCCGATGAGCGGACGGGGCCCGATGAGAAGGAGGATGCCGTGACGAGTTATGCGGAAGAAAGCGGAGAACATCGGGACGGTCGCACAACCTCCGCCCCATTCGATTATACCGCTACATTCATAATAGAGGCTCCAAACATGAACCTTAAAAATGTGAACACAAAGATAAGGGCCTTCAACGATGCGATAAGAGTCAGGAGCGAAGGCAGCGATATAGTCAGGAAACGCAAGATAACATTCTACAACCTACTGAACAGAGTGGTAATAGTGGGCTATCCGAACCTTATTGCAGAACCGACGGAGGTGTTCCATTCACAGACACGAGGGGGGATTGATTATGCTATGGTAGAGCTTAAGATAAGAGTCGACAAACCGGATGAATGTGACTACAGCTATCAATATCCTCCACTCTATCTGCAAAACGAGAGCGGGGATGCATTCGAGATGGAAACCGGGGGAGGGATAGAAATGGAAGATTCCCCGGAATAAGAGAACTCAGAGCCGAGAGCCTTATAGTATGAGCAGACGTGATAACAGACATAACAGAACTTAATCTACCGAATTATGCCACTCTAAGCCAAGCGACAGTCACACTGCAGGATATGGCAGAGAGGACTATCTCTACAACTGTGAAGATAGACGGAGAGACCACACCTGATTTTTCTTTCGACTGGGAAACAGAGTTCAAGGGCGACAAATACATAATGCCTCTGCGCACACCACAAGGAGCGAAAGACAACGAGTCGATATTGTCGAGCATCGAGCTTACTTTCCAGCATTGGGCCGAGTACCAACTGAAACGCTGGTACTTCTGTACAATGTCCGAAAAAGAGGCTGGCACCGCCATACCGAACCAGTACAATGCGAGCGTATCGTTGAATCTGAAGGACTTCTGCGAGCTGTTCGGGCAAGTGCTGTACTATAACTATGGCGATAAAATAACCATAGACCTTAATCCGGATTTAGAACCGAATCCTAAGCCGACTGTAGTATCGATAAATAATTCTTTTATCTGGGATGTTCTGATAAAGTTATATGAACTTTTTGCCGTTCGCTGGCAGATTGTGCCTGCGGAAGGCAATGACAACAGAACCAAAGATGGCGAACGATACGTGATTAAAGTGGGCTACCCGGCAGATGAAATCGGGCATATATTCAAATACGGATTTGAAGGAGGTTTGCTTAAAGTCGAGCGTCAGGTGCAGAATGAGAATATCCGGAACATGATAATCGGGAGGGGCGGCAGCAAGAATCTGCCATACCGATATTTCAAACGACACGATAAAAACAATGAGTCTTTCTCTCCCGATCCCGACTGGATACCGGAATTGGCAAATATTCCATTCACGGAGCTTCACGGAGCTACGTTCCGCAGCTATGTCCAGGGGTGGAAAGCAGCACACCTTGCAAAATACCGCGATTACTACAAGAATCATAAAGACGAGTACAAGGCAAAATACAGTCATGATTATCCCGATGATGAAGAATGGGCTGTGTCCGTGGATTCCGCAGACAAAGCATACGCCCCCTGGGCCTGGATGCGAGGCTATACCGACGATAGATTCGCGCCGATAGAATATGTCGCTGATGAATACAGCACAGATGATAACGGATATAAAGTCGTTGAAGGGTCATCCATACAGAGGTATGGGGGGCTTATGGATGGTTTGGAAAACAATGAAGATATTTACCCCACAATTCAGGGAATAGAAATACCCGGGCTGGGACGGATTGATGAAGTCGTAAATGCTGAAAAGATTCTGACAGACTATGACGGCACCGAGCCGTCTTTATCGGAAATATCGTATGCTCCGCCATGTTCGCATACGATAGCCGTAGCAGCAGCGTCATACAGGGATGTCACGTTACACAGCACCGGCACCTTTAAAGTGCGTCCGGGCAAAAAAGCCAACCTGCTGCTGTCGCTACAGATTCAGGACGTTTATCCGAGCGATTACATCAACATGGCGGAAATCAAGCCCGGTTCAGAAAAACTGACAGTGGTCAATACAGATACCGGCGAAAGAAGAAGTGCAAGCGGTATACCTGAAGGCACATGGACATACGAAGTAGAAGCGACACTTCACAATCCGCTTCCAAGCTCGTCCTCATTGACTATTACCGTCGGAGCCAATGATGTGAAATTGCAAGAGTCAGATATTGAAACAAAGAATCCGAACACTTGGAAAATTTGGGTAAAAGACATCTGGCAAAGTGCGAAGCTTCCTGATGAGACTCCCACACAATATGCCGAACGGGTGTGGCGGCCTATCCTCGGCGACAGCAAAGGGAGCGAAGCAAGAGTTATATTCACTACCGGTGCGTTAGCTGCAAGCGGAGATTACGAGTTTGCGATTGTGGCGACACCGGAGTATGACGATAGTGAAACGCTGAACGGGGTTCCAAGCCACTGGCGGTTGACATTAGCCAAGAGTGACGCTGATTTAGAGTCGCTTGGCGTATATGTTCCGTCATCCCGGCGACAAGCTGCGGCAGGCGACCACTTTGCTTTCATAGGTATGGATATGCCACATATGTATGTGGTGAAAAATGAGGAAAGACTTGATGACTGGAAAAAAGACGAACTCAAGAAAGTCAAGGATATTAAACCTGCCATTGCAGTCTCACTTGACAAGGTGCGCGTTCACAACCATGGGGAAGCCGGCGCTCTGATAGACGGCCTGAAACCGGGCAACTCTGTCAGGATTGCCGACAAACGATTTATCACAGACGAATACGGGAAGCCATTGGCATACGAAAAGTACTATATTCAATCGGTTACTTATAATTATCTTGAACCGACTGAGAAAGAAGCCAATATTTTGCCTGATGTCGAAATAATACTGTCAGACAGCTATCAATCGGAATCCAATCCGATTTCGCATTTGAGTAGCGAAATAGATGCACTGCAAAAGCAGATCGGTTCCATATCGAATGTGGCGGGTATCGTGACAAAGGTGGGCGATAGCCGATACCTTAGAAAGGATATCAATGATACTGCCATGGGAAAGATCACTGTTACGGGTGGCCTTATCAGTGAAGGACAAACCACCTTGACGGGGGACACCCAGTTCGGTAAGAATTTTGCGGAAGGAGCGACCGGTTTCGGCGGCAAGATTGACAACAAAGGCAATGGCTGGCTGGGCGGCCTGCACTTGCGCGATTTTCTGGAAGTGCCTGAACTTCGCTACAACCGCACGGAAATCAATATCGGCAATGACTGGAATGCCCCCGGCGGCGGTATCATAGAGTCAGTTGTCCCTGATTATAACGCCGATGGTTCCATGAAAGATTCCGGCACCATAACACTTCATCTTGAAGGCGGGGAATTGGGAGCTGTTGCTGTGGATGATTTATGCCAAGGCATTTATCACGACACATTTTTTTCGCGGGCCAATGCTGTTGCCGATGACGATGACGGCAAGGGTAATTTCTTATTCGCAGGTTTTTGCTCTGTATATTTTAGAATTGTTGAAATACTTGACAAAGGAAACAATTCAGTTTTCAAATACGAACTCAGACAAGGATGGCCTCATCATCCAAGCGCACAGATGCACTTCGTGTGCTATGGGAATAAAACGAATCCGAACCGTCAGACATCGAAATACTCGACACGCACCTACGAGCGTTATCTGAGAGGTGTGAATGACTGGGAGTTTTCAGCAGAAAACATAGCCGCGCAATTCGGCGATTTAAGCAATCTTGTTGTGAACGGGTTGCACATGCGTGGATATTCCGCTTATCTGAACAACATCTATATGAGCGGAACGATAGAGCAATTCGAGAACCTGTCTTCATACACAGAAAATATTTTACCGGGGACAGCCGGAGTGATAGAGGGAGAATATACGGAATGGGGCGACCACATTGTGCTCCCGTCAGGAATGATGTGCGAAATGATAAATGGTGAAACGTACACTGTTTCCGCGCGTACAAACGGAAAATTCTCAGCCAGTCATCTCGACGGCTCCATAGCGGACAATGTTCTGTTAATTATGGCATTCGGGGGAACAGTGCAAATCATATCAGACAGTGATATGTCATCTGACGGCAGCAAAGGGCATACGTTTGTATGGGCACAGCCAACGGGAGTATACCAGATGCGCGTGAATTTCTACAACGCAGGCAAATGGTGGGTGGACAGAATAAAACTTGAAAAAGGCGAGAATCCAAAGCCATCCTGGACTCCCGCGCCTGAAGATATGCTCGGCAAAGACGGCGCACCCGGAATTGCCGGAATGATAGTCCGTACGACAGAATGGAAAACGCAAAAGGAATATCACAATGATTCAGCTGTAAAAAACAACGCTTTAAGATACCTTGACATAACAATCCTCAAAAACGCGAAAGGAGAATTTGAAAGCGCCTGGCAATGCAAGGTGACGCACACTTCCAGCGAGGGGAACAGACCAGGCGGAGAGGGGTCGGAAGTATATTGGCAGAAGCTGAATAACATGCAACCGATCATCACTCCGCTGATTCTTGCGGAAAATGCGACCATTTCATTCGTACAAGGCAACTCCTTGCGCATCTACGACAAGGACGGAACGCTGCAAGGAGGAATGCAGGCAAGCGAGGGAAACGCCCCCGTCATATTTGCCGGGCCTGAGAGCGAAGATCCTTTGACCGGACAGGCACAGATATTGCCAAACGGAGAGGCATACTTCGGCAATCGAATGGGGGCCAATGTCCATATCATACCGAGTGCGGGCGTGGGGCTTCCACGAGTGGAATGCAGCGACGCGCAAGGGAACATCATGATCAGAATGGAGGCATCGGATATATCTAATATTGAAGAACTATTTGGCGGAGAAAGCGAAGATGTCAACGCAAGTCTGCCAAAGGGCCAGACCATAGTCCAAGCCGATGTGGCAACGCCTGCGAATCCGGTAAAGAACGGATTCGGCAGTACAACATCATCCCAAGAAATCGTTATTGACGCTCCGGCGGAAGGGACTATTGTGGTGCAGCCTTTTGACTTGCTGCTAAGTGTGGGAGGTGGCCGTTACTGGGGCATATCCCCGTCGCAACAGCATGCCCTGTACTATATTTATCTGGATGGGAAAAGAATCGCATACGGCGAGCAGGAGGGACGATGGCTTGATGAAGTCACCGGCGAGATATTGAACGCCAACGAAATCAATGTTGATACGGACCGTAATTTTTTCGGCTATAACGCATATAGCACGTTCTCATACAAAGGAGGCACATTTCACGTAGGAGCCGGAAAACACACAATAAAATTCGAAATTATGGCAATTGGCTACTATGAAGATACTTTCTGGGGACGGATGACAGCCGAGAGTGACATTCGGATCAGATGGCGCGGTCAGAAGAAAATGGCCCGGTACTTCGCGAACGGATTCGCCATAGGCGATGCGACGGACAATTACTGCATGGGGGCAATCATAGACGGAGTGCAGGTGCTGAAGGCAGCCAACACCAACGGAATCAGATTCGAGATGGACGGCACGGGGGTGTATATCGAGAAGAACGGCAAACGGCTTGATCTGACATCGCTGATAAAATAGCGGTCAGGGAGGGTTACAAAAAAAGCCCGACAGAGGGAGAATACTCTCTGCCGGGCGAATCAACCCCAAAGCGCTACAACTGATGTCTGCCGTAGACCAGATGCTTCCATTTAAAGAACTCCAGCTCTTTTTCGCGGAGGTCAACCGAACCGGACATGCCTTTGATTTCTTCCAGTTGCCGACGGGCGGATTCATCGCCATTCAGGGCCTGAGAGGATAGCAAACCGCAGTACTCTTCAAGGGAGACCGAGGCCGGACCAGAGCAGGGACTGAGAGCGGCCTGAGAATCCTCCTGCTCGGAGATCCGCATGGCTTCTTCGGTGCGTTCGTCGTCGTAGGCCTGAATCCAACTCAGGATGATGTTGCCGTCGAGTCGGTCGTAGAGCCGTTCGCGGCGCATGGCACGGCGGAAGCAGTATTTGATTTCCTCGAGTTTCAGATACCAGTAGTTTTCGATTATGAGGTCGGCGGTGAGGGCGATCTGAGAATCGTTCATATTCTTGCCGACATTGAAGAAATCGCAGACTTCGCAGATGGCGAGGGAAATGAGGGCGCGGACGGAGGTCAGAGACGTTTTGTTCTTAATCATGGCCAAGGTGGGGCTGCTGCTCCTGACCATCGTATAGACCGATAATCGTGCCGGCATCTCTTGATACAATTTCTGAAGCGAGAGAGGACATTCTTCTGCGGCTTTGCGCACGGGAAGAGAAGTCGGCTGAGGGGGTTGCTGGTTGTGGTTCATTGTTGAGTTGATAATAGAATAGTTCGCCATATTGTTGTTTCCATCTGATTTCCCAGGTGCGGCAAGCGGCTTTCCAGTCTTTCATGGGCTGACCGCCTACTTTCCAGCCATTGCTCTGGTAATGGGGATTGAAGCTGTCAGGGTTAAAGTGGTAGCCCATGAGAGTCACATATTCGCGGACTTCGGAGTCGGAGGGAGGGGTGAATCTTTGAGATTTCCGAGGTCCCGTTATTGCGTTAGTCGCTGCGTTAGCTGTTGCGTTAAGATTGCGTTGGTGCTTGCGCGGAGAAAGGTCGTAATCCTCTATGTTACATATAGTTATTTGCGTTAGACGCTGCGTTAGCTTTGCGTTAGAGGTTGCGTTGGCTATTGCGTTGGCGTAAAGATATTTCAACGCCGTGCGCAAAGGCTGGTATTCCATTCCGATTGACTTGGCCAGTTCACGGATACTTATGAGAACGCGTCCGTTATCATCGGCAAGTTCGAGTAACGCCACCATGACTCCTTTCAGAGTTGCTGTGGGAAGTTTGGCAAAAGTTGACCGTGGTAGTCTAAAAGCATCCATATTCGTATCTGTCAGTTGTCATTCAATTCCACGAGAGCTATCTGATTGGCAAAAGTCAGAATAAATGTTTCCTGCAATTTGTTAAACCTGTCAGATGCCGGTTTGTCACCGACGTATTTCAGAATAAGCTCGGAAAGTTGTGTGACCGATTTGGGAAGGATATGCCCGACAGGATGCCCTACAATTTCCGCGATTTTACGTTCCTGGTCGTGAGTGTAACGGACAAGGGCCTGCAGCGTGACGTAGCACTGGTATACTCCGACAAGGAACTCGATAGCGTCACCGTCCAAGTCCGGATATTCACTGCGCAGGTCGCACTTTAGATTAATGAGATATAGTTTGAAGATTCTGAGGACAGCATCTTCGTATATATACATATTGTTGATTTCGTTCTCGTGGTGGGCTGAGTCTATGAATCGGTCGTGGTCACTTCTGTATTGTCTGTACAGTTCGCGAATCTTCCGGCTGAGCGAGCGTGTTTCAGGGCGTCTGCACATAGCGGCCAGACTGACAACGGATTCGGCATAATCCCATGCGAGCTCTGCCACTACAAAAGGGACATAAGCGAATCGGAAGATGTTTTCCCGACCTATAGTCTTTGCAAGGTCAATCTTATATTGTTCTCTCATCGATTCATACATCTGTCTTTTCTTGTCCTTCTGATCTTTTATGAACTTGAGTAATTCAGCCGGGTCGGTCGGATGAGGCCGATTAAGAGAATAGGTGGGAGAGATATCCAGCTTATTGCCAAACACATCTCCCTCCATTATCTCATCAAAGACGGCTGACATTGGTGATTTATCTTTTTTCATTCGTCTTTCGAGTGTTAACCATTTTATCCAGATAATCCAAATCCTGTTTGAGCAATCGTAATGCGTCTGCCGTGCGAGAGCTTCGGGCATCATACGTTGCGCACTGTATGATTCGTTTCAGCCGGCAGCAAAGAGCCTTGATCCTATAATCCGGAATCAGCATGACGGGTGCCGTTGACATCAATCCGGGCTGACTTCTTCAAAAACCGCGTCCTCATCGAATCTGTCGGGATTCTGACTCCGGGACTGGCCGGCTTGCAGGGCTATGAAGTCCTGCTCGGCTTTCTCGTCGTAGTCAAAGACGGCTTCCAAGGCTTTGACCTTATCCTCGCTTATGCCTTTTTTGGGAATCATCTTGAAGGCGCGGCGCAAGATGCTTTTCTTTGCCATTTCGAGATAATCGGTGTCCCATGGGCTTGGTTTGCCTTTGGCAACCGACGGGGAGCGTTGCCTGATTGCCTCAACTTCATCTTTGCTCATAGTGTCGAACATTTCCGCGCCATCGGCAAAAACGGCGTAGTAATATACGCCTCTGAGGGTTTCGGGGGTATGCTTGCCCCATACGTCGGGCTTGTGTGACAATCCGCCGCCGGTTCCGTACATGATTTTGAAATCATCGCCCTCGAACACGCAGTGTGCTTCAATCTTACGAACAAGACCGTTGCTCATCAGCACGTCGACCAGCCCCATATAGGAGGGCATGAACTGAATCTTGTTCCTGAATTGCATGAGGTAGCCCAACTTGAGTGTGGGATTGAGAGTCAAGCCTGTGAAAGCCACATTTTTCAGAGCGTTTACGAGGTCGAGCGGATTGCTTGTGGCACATTGTATGAGAGTGGGGTTGGCAAGCATGGCCTGTGCGGCAAAGTCGATTTCCCTGGCCATCACGCGATCTGCCTCGGCAGGATCCTTGAACGCCTGACGGAAAGCGTTAAAGGGTAGAGCGAAGCAGTCCTTCAACTCTTGCAGCTGCGCGGGCAGCTTGTTGATTGTGCTTGCGCAGAGTTCGGGGGTATACTTCGCTTTCCTGGTGGTGGTGTCCGCTGCGGGCTGTTGCTGCGGTTGCTCTTGAAGCGGCAGCTGTTGTTCTTTCTGTTCCATTGTCATTTGATTTCCGTATTGTTATTGTATGATAATTGTTCAAGTTGTTCCCTGAGACGTAACGTTTCGGCGACGCATCTTTCACGAGGCCAATAATTAAGGTTATCGAAGCAATGCAAGGTGTCGAAACCGAACACCCAATAATCATCAGGCAACTCGGTGTCCACGCCTAAAAACTCGACGGACTTTCAGTTTTCGTTTACATCGCGTGCGCTTGCGTCAAACGTAAGTCCGCCATGAACCTCAACCGGCGGCAGACTGTAGTGTCTGCCATGAAAGGGGTGTCCCGTAGGAACCGCTACATAGCCGTTTGCATATCCGCCATTTGCAAAATAGCCGTTGCCAACGGCTTTGCGGAATTCATCGTTCCGTGTCTTGTCCAGAAATGCAATCAGTTTCATTTTTGCTTCGGGCAGCTTCATTTTTCCGGCGGTGGCGGTATGGGCATCCAGTGGGTAACTGTCAGATCGTCAAATCTCGAAGTAATAATATCATCCAATATTACCCATTGGAAAATGCCATCTGGCAGGACTTTGAAATTAGCTTCGCAAAAATCATAGCCGCTACCATCGTTATCCCTGACTATGATGAGAAAATTGCTATATACGTATATTGTAGGTCTATCATCATCTATGCTTGGCGTAAGGGTATAGTCGTAGTCCTTGGGCTTTGGCAAGCCATTATCCTCCACGCTCACCCACTGATTTGACAACGCCCACTCCGCGCCGGCACGGAATCCGTCAGTAAAGTTGGATGAGGCTTTCACGGGATAGCCGGGGTCGTATTCTTCTTCTCCGCGATGTTTTTGCCACGCGGCTTCTATCGCTTCTTCTGTCGGTTTCATTTCAGGTTCTTTATTCAGGGTTAGGTTCTGTGCGAGATGTCACTGTCACAAGCGGTAAAGTCTCTAATATTCCAGTTTTAATCATCATTCTTTATGGGTTTTAATGGCGACGAGGACCACGTCAACACCCCGCTTCCAATGGTTATTTCGTCATCTTGATGAAATCCGGGACTACTCCATAGAGCGGTGTTTTCCCATCCCATTTGTCGATGAATTGCTGTTGCAGGATTTCTTTGGTCAGACCCTGTGACTTGATTTGCAACTGTTCCGTTTTAAGTCGCTCAAGTTCGTTGCGCTTTCGCTGTTCCTCGATCTGCTGGTCAAGTACCGATATGTTGGTGTTGACCTCGTTTCGACTGTCAATCTTCTCGCGCACTTTGTCGGAAAATTCAAGCTGTGCCGAAAATGTCAGCAGGTTCAGACCTCGTTTTTCAAATTCCGATACTATGATTTGTTCAAGTCGCTTCTCAAACACCAACGAGCCGCCGTTAGCCATCAGACTGTCGGTTGTATGTTTGCGGCTTTCTTCTTTGATCAGGTCATAAATCCGGGGTTCGAGTATGTTATCCTCAAGTGACTGCATAAAGCCATCCTTGCCATTCTCTGTTTCGGCTTTATCGATATGTTTGTTGTCGAACACCACGTCGACGGCTCGTTCACGGATGACCTTATAGGAATAGGTCGGGCGGGCATTAAACTCGGTGTTGTCTGCGGCTTTGAGGGTTACAGGGTCGGCAAATTCACCACGCTGGTCAAAGAGCGGCACCTGAAAGAGTTCCGTTCCCCATTCCCAGGTGGATACCTTGCCGGACACCACCTTGAAGTCGGATTTGCCATCCTTGCCGTAGTTTTCCATAAGCACACCGGCATAGTTGGGTGCGACACGTTCACAGGATGAGAACGTGATAGTAGCCACAAGGGCTATCAGAAGGATTTCAAGATGTTTCATCATTGTTTTTTGATTGATTTGGATATGAAGTAACACGCAAGAGCGAGACTGCCAAGCATCAGGGCAATTCCCATCCATGCGTCAACGTGATTGAAGATTCGGTTGCCGACAAAGAATAATGCTATAACAGCAATTATTTTAATGGTTTGTTTCATTTGTGGTTCTTGTTATTGTTGTTGGTATCCTGTACGGACAGTTAAAGCCGTAGCAGCTGTAGCTTAACGCCCACTTTGCCCCTGCGATGAACGCCTCGTATCTATCGCGGTTGTCGTCCCGATAGCCGTTATTATAGACATAACTCCTTGCCGCCTTATCACTTGCTTTTTCAAATTGGTCCATATGCCTGTTTTTTGTCAGTGAATTGTCTTGTGAGGTCATAAAATGCTTTAGCCATAGCCTCGAATGTGTCGAAATCGCGGAACGGAGCCCAGTTCGCCGTAAAATCCATACGGGAGTACGGATCTATCGGGGATGTCCAGAAGTCGAACCCATAGGAGTCGCTTCCGGTCTGCCCGTATCGGGTGGAGTCCCACACACGGAAGGCTACCTGATAGCCTTTGACCGCGTCGCCGTCCTCTACGCGGTCAAAGGTCTTGAACCACGCCCACGATTCGGAGCATGTCAGGCTATGGGTAAATTTTCTGTACCCGCGCCTTTTGAGTTCGGCTTCCAGTCTTTCAAGTTCTTCGGGTGTCATTTGTGAATTTGATTTTGCGGTTCATGCCATTTTGTTTTGTTTTTTTTTGGGGGGGGGTTAAAAAGAATCTTCATCCAAAAATCTGTTTGCATAATATTTCGGCGGCACGATCTCCATGATGCGGTATTTGTCGCCAGAAATGAATGTTTCAGCTCCCGGCCATTGATTTTCTTTGGTGCATTTGATGTGCAGGTCAAGCAACCGCTTGAATTTTAATGCTCCGCAACCCTGAATGACAATATCCACATCAGGCAGGTAGCGGTAGCTGTAGTTAGCCATATTTACCATCACTGCATCAAAAGGAGGCAATTTACTGACAAACACGAGATAGAAGTCAAGCCACTTGCCGAGGACTTTGTGTGCAACATATTGATACATCGCAGCCGAAATGTGGTAGCCATATTTGAGGATAACACGATTTATAGCTTCCTCATTCAGGTCATCAGAACTGATGGTTTTCCAGTCTATAATCTTTGAGCTTGTCAGCAAGTCGGGGCGCACCTTTAATTTGATACCATCCTCGGTTTGATAAAATATGCTGACCTCCGGTTTGCCCCATTTCAGCAGCTTGCGCACCTGCATGGAGGTCGCGCCGCAGCCGCAGAGCAATGAGAGAGTCATGTTCCTTATAAGCTCGACATCCTCATCCGTCGCTATCGGCTTGCCGTCGTTGGCTTGCAGAAACGCGTCATACGCCTCTTTGTACACCTTTGTTGCCGCGCCGTAATGCTTTCCTGTCTTATCGTTTACGGGCGGCTCGAAAACCGCTATTCGCTCGCGGAAATACTTCGAGAAAGCATCGGGGGTGACTCCCTCCGCAAACATCTGCATCGCCTTATGGAACAGCGAGCCGAAGCGCATTGAATCCGTCTCTTCCTGCGGATGTCCAATGGTATATTTGTATGCGGCAGGAGACTTGTCATAAATCTTTAATTGACTACTTGACAGGTAATCCTTGTATTTGTCGCCAAAATGGTACTTACTGTTTGGTAAACCATATATTATCCTGTTCATTGTCGTATTGTTTGATATGTCGGTTGGGTGGAAGTGCCAAAGAGGGCGGCGAGTTCGCGGTTGGTCTTAAGTGGTTTTAGCCGTCTGAGTTCGGCGACCATTGATTGGGTCCAGTTCATTGCAATTCTCCATCAAAATTTCAGTTTCTTCACTTCGGTGTATTCACCGCTCAAATGAATGGTGCAGCCCCTTGCTTCAAGCCAACGCTTGCATTTTACCATTATGTCCATAACTTCGCGGTTGGTCTTGCCGTCAAGCATGGGGTCGGAAAAGGGCGGCTGTTTACCCCCCCCCACTGGGTTTGCGGCAATTGAGCGGCGTTCCCTTACGGCGATATAGTAGCTATGCTTACACTGCTTGCAGCAGGTTTGCAAACCGTCGGGAGATGAGCTTCGGTTGCTAAATTCCGTCAGCGGCAGCTCGCGTCCGCACTTGGTGCATTTCTTAGTTTCCATTGTACTATCTATTTATTTATTTCAACAAACACTCCATCATTGAGTCTATACCATGTGTCTGCCTTAATACGCTCTCCGTCGACATATTCGGTTTTGACACATTTAGGAGTCCAATGCCCTTTTGCGTCAGAATATATCCATTCGGCAAGGGTTATCCACGAGCCGACTTTTGCTTTAGCGCATGAATTATGCCCGGCACAGCATATTACTGAATCCTCTCCTGTACTATCTATCTGTGCGCCGTCGCCCGATGAGCCTATCTGTGCGAAGTTGCCCGATGAGCCTATCTGTGCGCCGTTGCCCGATGAGCCTATCTTTGCGTCGTAGCCCGATGAGCCTATCCTTGCGAAGTTGCCCGATGAGCCTATCTTTGCGTCGTAGCCCGATGAGCCTATCTGTGCGAAGTAGCCCGATGAGCCTATCTGTGCGCCGTTGCCCGATGAGCCTATCTGTGCGCCGTTGCCCGATGAGCCTATCCTTGCGCCGTTGCCCGATGAGCCTATCTGTGCGCCGTTGCCCGATGAGCCTATCCTTGCGCCGTCGCCCGATGAGCCTATCTGTGCGAAGTTGCCCGATGAGCCTATCTGTGCGTCGTTGCCCGATGAGCCTATCTGTGCGAAGTTGCCTCCATTATCGTTAAGCCTGGAGCCTGTTGCTTTTATCTTTTGAGGATCGGTTATTTCTTTGAGCCATTCTATGCCCGCTTTGAAAAGACCGGCAAAGCCGATTTCAGCTTTTATTTTAATCCTACTTGAAACAGTCTTATCGTGATTGCGTTCTGTTTCGCCTGATTGTTCAACCTCGCAAAACCTATTTTCCAATACATCCCCATAGTAATCGAGAACGTCAAATGGGTTCTCGCAAGCGTGAAATCCACTCTCGCAAACTTTCACTTCTCCTTGATGCTCATACTCCTTGCCGATTTCGTATTGAAACCCTCGGCATTTGAGGTCTTTGTCGAAGCCTTTGTAGGCTGTTAGTTTATGTTCCATGATTTTTGATTGATAATTGATTTGCGGCAGTGCCGGGAGTCGGACCCGAATGTTCAAATTAATCAAAACAACTTCTTATGAAAATATGGTTACCACGCCGTCCGTGGCTTTGCACTGCCTTGTGAAAAACCGCCTGCACTCTCACGAGCTGAGCGGTAGGTAAGTATAAATTTTAGCCCTAAAATCTGTTTACACTCAGTCGCACTTACGCTCTCGCGAGCCAGATGCGACAAAACACATCTATGAATAATTTTTCTCACATTGAATCAAATGTTAATAATTCATGCGTGGCGACGACAGGCTTGACTCTGCAACCTTTTACTAAAACCATCATCCATGATTCCAATTCCGTATGCCACGAGGCTTTTCCGTGGCAGTTTCGTCGCCGTGAGGCCGTGCCTTGTCCTCCCGGACTGAGCACGGCGGATGAAGCTTACCATATCATACCCGGTTTCTTGCACACCGGTCGGCCTTGACCCTCACGGGCTTTGATTGGCCGGGAAAAATCATAATGTCCGAAATATATATTGTGCGACGGGTGGGATTCGAACCCACGGTGCGATGCTCTCTTGCATCTTGGGGGCAGAGGGGTAATTATGAGTGAAAATATGGATTGGACACCATCTGCCCGAACCATCGGCCGCTTCGGCTACCGTCGCGTTATGTGGATTAATCTGTCAATGTTCTCTTTATACGGAAGATGGCTAATCATCTTCTTCGGGATCGTAGGAGTGGTGCGGGGTATTGAATACATCAATCAGTCCTTCGAGGTGGGCGGGGTCGGAGTAGAAGTCGACGAACTCTTCCCAGAATTGTTCGCGTTTGCGTTCTCGTTCTTTCTCGCGAGTCAGACCAGGTTCGCTCCAATTGTTTTCAGTTTGTCCCATTTCGGAAAGTTTTTCGTGGGTTGAACCTTGTACCTTTTTCTTTGTCTACCTTGACTTCATGCCAGAACAACAGTGGATCGATAAGCACTGAAAGCTCTCCGGCGAGTTGTTGTCTTTCTTTTTCGTCCGCTTCCCAACCGATATATAGTTCGCAGTCGGTTGCGCTGCACGTTTCCACTACTATGAGGAAGCTGCCGATTGATGTGGCCTGAAGGTGGTATTTGTCGAGAATTGCATATTCGGGACTGACTATCAGCACTGCGTCGAGGTGGTAGCGGTAGCCGTTGAAATCGAAATCGGCATAGATTACCACTCCGGGGTCAATGGTGTCGGCGGTGGCCTGGAAGATGCGCTCTTCGAGTGCCGTCACGCGCTCCACCATGTCGGGGCAAGTGGCGAACCGCTTTGCGAGGTATTTGATGTCGGGGGTCATTTCGTTGGGTTTTTATTAGATTGTTGTATGTTTCGCTGGATTTTTTGCTACATCCGACAGCCGAGCGAACCGCACAGCCAGAGGAAGGCAATGCCGATGAACGCCAGGACGGAGCCTGCGAGGATAACACCGAGGAGTCTCGCGAGGTCTTTGATGAGTTGTTTTTTCATTGTTGTAATATAGAGTTATAGTTTCATATTCAGAAGTACATCGCCTGCGGGACACTGCCATTTGCTGCTTTCCGTCATGCTTTTTCAGAGCAGGTAGAACAATCTCTTGATCTCCTTGCCGCTGAATTTTCTGTGTCCTTTGATGTCTGCTGTAGCATTAACCTTTCCCATTTTCACGTATCGGTCGAGCGTTTTCCAATTGATGCCGAGTATCCGGCAAACATCGCTCATTCCGCCTTTCCAGTTGTCGGATATGTCGGGACAGACATTTACGAGGTTCATGGCTCCATAGTCTTTTCGCGTTTGAGATATGCAATGTAAATAAACAGCCTGCTCGCGGCATCCCTCGGCACTTTCGCTGTCCGTTCGACCGTCCATCCGTCGGCTATATACCGCTCTATGGCCTTGTCGAGCGCCCACTGCGTTGTGTGGGCTGATTTCTTGTGGATGTATTCGGCCATAATCATCTCACAAGGCTTACGCTCACGTTCATCCGGGTGGAGTCGAGCGATATGATATACTTGTAGCCATCTTCTCGCCTTTCTTGTTTGATATTGTAGGCTGTAGTCTTGGCGGAATTGAACTCGTTGAGGCTGTCGCACTCGAACACCGATACGCGGTCGGCAGTGGTGGAGCGGACAAATTCGGTCAACTTCATTCCAGGGTTTTCGTATGTCACTCTTGCTAATTTCATTTCTTTTTTCTTTCGTTCCTAAAAATGTAACAAAACTTGTTTATTAGCTTTGAAAAGTGTATTCGATCCAAAAGATATAGCGTTTTACTTTTTGTCGGATTTTAGCAGTTGGTGTGCCTTGATTGCCGCAGGTGTTAGGCATAAGGCGGCGAAAATCAGATACAGTACCATGACACGCCAGCCATTAATGGCTAATATCATCATGGCTGTTACGATGATTACGTATGCGGCGAGAGCAAACATAGTAATAATGAAGCGTTTCATCGCTCACCTCCTTCCACTACTTCCTCATACTCGGCCTCGCTTATGTCGAGGTCGCGGGTAATGAACGTGTAGCCGATTTTGTAGGACACCTTGAGCACTCCGGGCTTGTGCCGGATTTCCTTTGGCACGAGGCAGTCGAGGACTACGCGCAGAATCGCGTCGGAGAGGCTCACGCCCTCGCTGATGATTACGGTCTGCGGCGTTTGGTCGCGGCGTGACCCGCCGAACAGCCGGGTCAAGAAGTTTTCTTTCATAGCGTCGCCTCCTTTCCTGTGCGGCTCTCTTTTCGGCTCATGGCTCTTTCTGTTTTCATTTCACGTGGTTTATTAAAGATTTTTGTTACTAATAGTTGTAAAAGCAAAGAAGAATGGCTAACTTTGCGGTTGAAGTTATTATGTAAGGTTGCTCGGAGAGCCACCCTCCTTTGTTGTTGCCTTAGCGTATCTTTCACTAAGACAATGCAAAGTAACATAATTTATTACAGTAATCCAAATATATTACAAAGATTTAACAATCATTTGCTTTTGAAATATTACACCTTAAATATAAACCTCTGATTATCACCATATACCTTTGTAATATGAAAGTAATAGCTGTAAATATCGGGGCGGTTATTCGCCAAAAGGTTGAAGAAGCGTGCATTAGCAAGGCTCAATTTGCCAAAGCTCTCAACATTCAGCGCCAGAATATTGAAAAAACCGTGTTTCAAAAGCATAGTTTGGACACTGATTTGCTTTGCGCAATCAGCAACTATCTTGGATGTAATCTTTTTAATTACTTCATAGATGCAGATAATTCTGGTTCTGTAGGCGATGAAATATCCTCCACTCGCCCCCGACAAGTTGCAAATGTTACCGTGTCAATCGAGATGGGGACGGAAAAGCACGACAAGCAATTTACCGTCCTGTTCGGTGAGAACAAACTCAAATTGGAGTAATAATAAATATTTAGATGTAATAATCGTAATTTCAAAAGTAATAGATATGCCGAAGAAATATATCGTAAAATCTGAACGCAATGGAACATACCTAACCTATGCGACTGAGGACCAGAAGCAGAACTTTAGTGATGTTGTATATGGTTTTCGCCCATGCGATTTGAGCCGTGAAGTTGTGGAATTTTCCACGAAAGCGGAGGCTGAGCGTGCTTGTGACAACGCATTAGCACATTATGATAGGAGCACTATTGTCCCTGTAATTTTGGAGGTGCTAACACATTAAATCCGATGAGGCTGTGTCGCCTACTGGTTTTGTAATGAGTTTTAACGAAAAATTTTTGTTTTGGATTTGTATAATCCTCACAATGGGTATTGCTATATCGGCGTTAGTTGTTTCTCTGCCTCGAACCGTTGACAGCAACAATCCAACAAGTTTAGACTATCAAGGCACAATCGTTGCAATTTTCTCTTTGTTGGTGACAGTCCTTATTGGGTGGCAGATATATTCAGCTTTAGGAATTGACCGCCGAGTGTACAAATCGGAGAAACGAATTGCAAGTTTGTTGTCTCAATTTCAAGCAACAAGAGTAAAAATAGATAAAGAAGCTAAATCTTCAGAAGATTACACAAGTGGAGTAAATTGCCTATCCGTTGCTATGGTTGAATTCATTCAAACAAAATTTAGTAACAAGGCTACTATCAAACAACGTACCAAACATTTTTGCACTTGTTACATGGTGTCCGCAAATGCTATGCGGTATTTAATGGATTCTCAAAAAGACTATGAATTACTATTCCCAATTCTTACTCTATGTGTTGAGGGGATAGAATTGAGTTCTGAGCTATTGTTTAGCCCCGAATATTTAGAACATACAAAGCAGGAGTTCACTAAAGAGAATCATGACATTTGTGAAAACCATTATCAATTTTTCAAAGACAAAGCTAAGGTTTTAGGCATGGATAACATCAATTCCATTAAGGAAGCCCACGAAAAGAGAGTAGCATTACTTAATTAGCTGCCCCTCGCAGGATGAGAAGCAAGGCTAACGGCGCTTTTCCGACCGCAACGCCGCAACCTCAGACTCCAGTCGCTCGACATCGTGGATAAGCGTGTAACAACACCGCGAAAGATGCTGTATGTCGAATTCTATCAAACCAAGGCGGTCGCCAGCTTTTGGGTGTTCCGGCCACTCTTCCGGCTTTCCGTGGAAGCCAATTGAAAATGCTATTTTTTCCATAACGCAAAGATAACATAAAATTCTGAATAAATGAACATAAGTGATTACATAGCGCTTACAGCATTGGCAATTTCCTTCATTACTGCCATTTGTTCCTATGTGTCCTATAGAAAATACGGGCGCAGACTCAACGAGCAGCAAGCACAAATCAACGAATACGTCATTACGCAACAAGAAAAAGAGGAATTGAAAAGCAGATGCGCCGCACTAAGATTCCATATTGAGGCCAATCGGCTTGTCGTGAAGAACGACGGTCAGTCCGGAGCAAAAGACATTGAGCTTACATTCCCCTCCAAAGCGATTGTCAGCCCACAGAAATTCCCCGTTGTAATCAAGAGCATTGCGGCGGGAGCAATTTTCTGCGTGGGAATCCACCGTGCCACGACAACCCTCAAAGGCATCGATGTAAAATTCTCGTGGATTGACAGGCGAGGTGCCAGACAGTTTGATGAGCAATACGTGTCGCTTGTTTGATTTCATTTTGACATGCCCCAGAGCGTTGAAGATAAGATAAAGCGATTAATATGAGCGAAGCAAAAGATAAGGACAGGATACTGACTGATATTGAGAAGTATAAACCCATAAGGGAGATTCCCGGTGGAATGAAGTATCTCTATGAATTTGAGTGCGCAGGGTTTGTCAATGTCAGACGTGATGCGCAAGGCGACCCCATAGCCGTAAGGCTCACGTCCAAAGGAAGTGAGTTTCTGAAAAGTGGCGGCTATGCGAAAGCAAAACGCGAGGGAAGGCGCAAGACAATTTCCAAAAAGGCGTGGGCGGCAATTTGGTTTGTCATTGGTTCTGCAACCACCGCCATAGTGCAAATAATAGTCGACAAACTTCTGCGGTAACTACGCCATAGCAGAACCAGTCAAAGCAATATTTTAATTGTTTTTTCATGCAGCAAATATACTAATAATAAACCAAATATCAAATAAACAACGAATTAATATCAAACAAATGGGAGATTTCTTTAATCTGATTATTGAACCGGCTATTGTCATAGGCTTAATCATCAACATCATTGTATTAGTAGTGTTTTTTAATATGGCTTCCGATGTCAAAGCAATCCG